AATAGAGTATGACGGCTATGCAGATGGCTGCCCGGTATATGACCTGTGGGAATGCTCCGAGTGTGGCGAGGAAGTAAGAGGCGAGGATGTGCCGGACACACACTCATGGTGCCACGCGTGCGGTGCTCGCATGGACAAGGAGGACGAGCATGAGGCTGGGTGATTTAGATGCGGCTAAAAGCCTGTTGTTAAATTACTATCCTTGTGTCAATGAGGATACACACAAAAGCAACTACATGGGTGACATGCTTATGTCCTATGAAGTGGCGGGTATGATTGAGGATTGCATTGAGAACACGCCCACCATCGACGCCGTGCCTGTGGTCAGGTGCCGGGAGTGCCGCCATCGTTATACCATGAATTGCTCCATGTACTACGAGTGCTCCCAGTGCGGCGGACAATGGGATTGGACAACCGATGATGGTTTTTGCGATAGAGGGGAGAGAAAGAAGACCGACTATGAAGTTTCACGATAAAAAGACAGGACAGGAAGTTTCTGAAAACATCTGTGAGATAGCAGATGGGTATTGCATGGCTCATGATTGTTTCTGGGACAAGTGCCCAATGGAAGATGCAGCCAAAGGGGAACCGTGTGAAGAATGGATAAAAGCTCACCCCTATGAAGCCGCTCGCCTGATGGGATATGATGTGGTGGATGATTTGTTGGATCCGACAAAACATAAGGAGGAGGTCAACATGGATCAGCAGGTGCAGCTGCACAAGAAGATTTGCAACGAGCTGACCGCGCTGTTTGAACGAAAAAACCACGACTATGGAGACAGCTTCCGCCAGACCTTCGCGGAAGAAGGCTGGCCGATGGTGCGCATCCGGCTTTCGGATAAGCTACACCGTTTCAAGGCACTGACGCGAGGCGATAGCCAGCAGGTGCAAGACGAATCACTCCGGGACACGCTGATGGATCTTGCGAACTATGCCATTCTGGCGATGATGGAAATGGACAGGAGGGAAAGAGATGAAAGTGGAAGCGATACCTTGCGCCGCGTGTAAGTGGTGGTCAAACGAGCCTGTGATAGGAGAAGACGGCCGAACATGGGGGCGGTGCAAGGTCACTGGATGCATGACGGATGCAGACTTTTGGTGCAAGAAGGGAGGAACAGAAGAAACCCTTTATACAAGCGATCAGATACAAGATATGGTGCGGAGGGCGTTTGATAACTCCTGAAAACACAATATATTGATATAAAAATCTATAATTCGATTTACAAACACAAGATATTGTGGTATAATAAAGAAGGAAGCAAAGAATATGTACAGCAGACACGTGCACATTCTTCCGAGGATAAAGGCGTATTCCATACTTCTTTTTCCCCTCCTTACCCGCCCGCGTCCGTGGCGGCAATAACGGCGAAATATGCCGCACGAGCGCATCAGCCCACTTATCCGGGCCGGAGGGTCGCACCCTCCATGCGGCACCAGCGTGGGTTGCCAACTTCTCCATGTGCAGGCAACATCTAGCCCCAGAAAAAAGCGCCTGATGAGGTAGTAACGCACCGAAACGCCTGATGGCGTCGCGCGGAGTGGCCCAACTGGGGGAATAACTGGCCACCAGTGGAGAATGACACCCCGGAAAGACGGGGACATGTGGAGCCTGGGACGGGGCGGAATCCGTCGCTTAACCGAAAGGGGTAGAGATCGCAAGTTCAAATCTTGCAGGTTCCTATGACTGTGGAAAGACACTATACCGGCAACCCAACAGCGTCTAAAGGGTCCGGAGAAGGTACTTGACGCCCGCCTGTCATGGAGGCGGAAGCGGTGGCGGCGCATGACTTCCACCGAACTGCTGGGTCGCTCCCGTCCGTGGAAGCCGGACGCAGGCAAAACGCGATAGGAAACCTGAGCTGCTGTGAGCAAAGCAGGCAAGCCGATCAGGAGCGCGGCGCGCTGGCATACCGCAACGGGACTTCGAGATCCTGAGAAAGTATGCTTCGGCGCTATCCCGCTGAAAACTGCCGTAGGACAGTGAACCGCCGAATGGCATGTAGCTGACTGATTGATGGTGTGACAATTAAGCGGGAAGCGCCCAGAAAAAATTTGGAGTGCATGATGGGAAAGGCAAAGCGTAAACCAAGACCGTCTATGCCAGATTGGTACTGGTGGGAACAGGATGGATGCTGGTTCTGCAAAAATAGAAATAATTGTAATCAATGCAAGGCTAACAGAAGAGCATCAAAAGAGAACCACAAGTTGAAAAGAAAAAGAGACAAAATAGCTGAAAACAGATTTTATGATTGGATGGCGTAAAGTTTGTGGATGTGCTTAGAATCATTGCAGGATTTATCTTCCTTGTCCTTATTATTGTATATGCTTATTTAGCCTTCAAAGCGAAGGAAAAAGATGACCTGATTGGAATGGTTTGGAACTTGTCTTTTATGATTTTTATGAGTACTTGTATCAGGTAGTCAAAAATATGCCGAGTGCTGTAGCAGAAGCGGAAGCGGCGACCATGGCAACGCCGTATACGTGTGGAGGCTCAATACCTCCTCTCGGCTCCATTGTGGCAGCAACCTGTTTTCGGAATGTGGGCTGCTATCCAACACGGAGAGAATTGGGTGGGCCGTGTTGGGCTTTGTATGCCACTCGCATGAGGCGGGCGGTGGAACCATCCAGACAGATCTGCATTCAAGCGCGAGAAGCTAAGCGCATGGAGCTGTGCACACATCAACGGCCATTTAAGCCGGATGTGCCATGTGGCTGGTGAAAAGATGCTGGCCGGTCTGGAACCATTGAGCGGTGGCGGAATAGACACTAATTGTGGTAAAGCTTGTGCGATTGCAAGCAATAGTAGACGCTATGGTGACGGGTAGAATGGCACCTATAATCCTGCTAACGGTATGGGCATAGTCCCTCGGGTTTGTAGGCCGCAGAAATGCGCGACGGGCGTTAGACAGCAATCCATTCATGTTAGGTGCAAATCCTAACCCGCTCAAATATGTCGTCCCGCAGGCGCAGGATCCGGGGACGTGCCTAAATCTTTGAACAACAGACTGGTAAAGCAGGGGATCACAAATCAAGGGGCTCTATATTTGACCAGCGACTATATGAAGGCGGTGTTTGGGAATTGAAATATAGCAATCCTACTTGGGAGCCATACTTCGAGAGAGGTTTGGATTTGCGAAGGAGGAATAATTTATGGGCTTCATCTTGCCAAAAGACATAAGGAAACAGCTTTCACATATCGGAGTACCGCATACATTTGGAGTCCAGATTGAAAATTGGGCATACGGACAGAGATATAAGTCTGATGATGATGTAATTTATTGTCAAAACGGTAAGGTCGTTTCTGTTCGCAGAAAAGCAAAATGGATTTGGAGAAAAGATAACGGAGGTGACAACTCTGAACAAGAATGATACGACTATGGATCAGGCCGTAAAACGGAAAAGAAACCGTCCAGACTTACAGCAGTTTGGGTATGAACTTTCGGAGCCGGGAGATAACAGCAAGGCGACTATGTTCATACAAGCCCTCAACAAATTTGATAGAGTTGATCTCTCTGACGAGGATGCTGTAAAGCAGAGAATTGACGAGTTCTGGCAACTCTGCATCGACTTTGACACAAAGCCACAGGTATCTGGTATGGCTGATGTGCTTGGACTTGATAGGCGGCGACTATGGGAAATTACTCATGATGTTGCAGGGAGAAACCTTGAATGCAGCTCTGCGACAAGGGACTTGATAAAAAAAGAGTACAGAAAACTTGAAGTTTTATGGGAGTATTACATCCTGAATGGCAAGGTAAACCCAGTTTCTGCAATCTTTTTGGGGAAGAACAACTTTGGTTATGCAGATCGCCAAGAAATCACCCTAACGCCTGGAACGCCCCTCGGCGACTCTCCCGACCAAAAGCAGCTTGAAGAGCGGATCGCCGAATCTGTGATAGAAGAATAGCCGACTATAAAACAGATTATGTCTCTGTAATAAGGACAATTCCGCGAATTTATTGTGCAATTCGACTATATGGGTGTCGCTAAAATTCGGGGTAAACACTTTTTGACTGCAGCATATTGCACAAAAATGTTCCTGATATGAAGACTCTCGGCTATTTAAGCCTGCCTTAGCGACTATACTTTGACTGCGGCAGGTAATGGTATCGTTATAAGTGGAAGTGGAGGTCACCTGTCCAGTTGTCCCCGTTTCCGTTGCCTGTCTCGCTGTGCCACCAGCGGGGCGGGCCTTTTTCTTTGCTCTTTTCATTCGCTGCATCCTCCTTACGGAATGTTGTGGGATCTGTCATTTTCTGTTTTTTGGATTGCGTTTCCCTCCAGGATTGGACGCAAAAATACCGCCTGCTGGCCATGATAGGCCGCACAAGCGGCGGGAAGTTGTTGGGTAGTTACCTCCCATGCTGGGAGGGCTGGAGGGCAAAAAAGCCCGCCCCATAGCGGGGCGGGTGGTGTATGCTGTTAGATGTCCCATCCCTCAGACAGGACGCGGAGCGGGATAAACGGACCACCTCTCTGGGTGTGGTCGATGATGCAGGGCACGTCGTCCACGTTAGCGGTCAGCTCGTAGCAATCAGGGCCGCGAAAAATGCGCTTCCTTCCGTCTCCGGCCTCTGCCGCCTCAAACCCTGCGGGCAGCTCCACAGTAACGCGCCGGATCCATGTCCGGCTAATTTCCGGGTACTCCTCAAGTGTTACCTCTGCGGGCTTGCCCGTCTGGATCATATCGCCGGTGCGGGTGATATATAACGTAGTAGTCATATTATGCCGTCCTTTCCCCCGGCTTTGCCGGGCTCCGTTGTGTTGATTGTATCGCGCCCGCTTAGGGCAGTCAAGATTTTTTCGCCGTCTCCCAGATCACCATAAGCGGGAGGAGCAAGACAAACAGGACAATCAAGCGGGGGTCACCTCCATTCTTCGGTCTCCTTGCGGCTCTTGCCTTTCCCTGCCGGTTGTGTTACACTGAGGGCGACATGTGGCAGGCCATGCCGCCCCGTGTTCTTTGTTAGATAGCCGCTTACTTGTTAAGGGTAGGGCGGCTATCTTTTTTACTGCTTTGGAATGGCTTCCCGGATAATGCGGGCCGCATCCTGCGGGTCTTTGGCTGTGGCCTCTACCAGTTTCGCCAGGGTTTCAAGGTAAGATGCTAACTCGGTCTGGGTCATGCTATCAGTCTCCATTTCGTGTACCTCCTGCCCGGTAGATTCAGCGCGGTTTCCCTTGCTGTGATTATATGATAACATATTTGCTTGATGTAGTCAACAGAATTTACAAATATTTTTATTTATTTTTTGAGTAGTTGCGATTTGTGCCAAATTATTATTATATATATGTGGGCTGTTTGGTATGGGTATACCCCAGATAATCAAGGTATTACAAGGATAACGGGCCGCCGGGCACCCCAGGGGGATAGGACAGGGCGGCCACCCACCACCTGAGCCCCCCTACCACAGAAAAATTAAAAAAAGCAAAAAACATGTTGACAAACAACAAAATTATTTGTTATAATGAATTTGCAAACAAAAGGAGGCGAGATGGGATGGCTGAGAGCATTTGTGTTGGATATGCGCGGGTGTCCTCGAAAGACCAAAATGAGGAGCGGCAGACTAAAATGCTGAAAGAGGCCGGAGTGCCGGAGCGGTACATCTTCATTGATAAAGAGAGCGGGCGGGACTACAACCGGGACAAATGGAACGCGATGATGACTGTAATCCGAAAGGGTGATACGGTTTTTGTGTGCAGCCTTGACCGGCTCGGAAGAAATTACACTGAGACTGGAAAACAGTGGGAACATATCACGAAGGAGATCGGAGCAGATATTGTTGTGCTGGATATGCCCATTTTGGATACCAGGAAAACGAACGATCTTACAGGAACGCTGATTGCTGATATTGTATTGAAAGTTCTTTCGTATGTGGCTGAGAAGGAAAGAATCAACACGCATGAGCGGCAGGCCCAAGGGATTGCTCTTGCTAAGGACAGAGGCGCATATAAAGGAAGAAAGCCGATTGAAATAGATGAGGTGGCTTTCGATGCAGCCTACAAAGAAGTTCTGTCTGATGGGAGGACGAACAAGTGGGCGATGGAAAAGTTGGGGTTGCGTCCAAACACCTACTATAAGGCAGTTGCGAAGTATCGGGCGGAACACGGGTTGCCTCCGCTGGAGAGCCGAAACAAAAAGGGGGTAAAAAAGGGGGATGTTTAACGAGGCAAACAAGAAACAGGTTCTTGAAATGCAGGATCAGTTTTATTCTGACAGAATCGGGAAAGTGTACGGCGATTTTGAAGTTACCCGTGTTTGGTATGATTGGGAAACACATAAACAGATGTGGGAGCTAACCTGTCAGAAGTGCGGAAGGAAGAAAGTCACGCATAACGGGAAAGATTATGCGAAAGGGAAGAATCAAGGGATTTGTGGGTGTGAAACAAGAAAAAGAATAGCAGCGGAAAAGGAAACCGCAAGGATTAAAAGAGAAAATTTGCCAAGCAACCCAAAGTGGATTGGGCAGAAAATTGGATGCTGGGAGATAATTGGATATAAAACGGGATTCGGCTGGAAAACGAGATGTACCTTTTGTGGTGCAGAGAATTACCACGCTCCAAAGTTTTTGTTGAGAGAAAATCCTATGGTTTGTATTTGCCAAACAAACCGAGGAAAGTTTGATATAGAAAAATGGAGAGGTGTTCGAAAATACCATCTAACCGTTGTTGGAAAACGCAAAAAGATGTTTGTGTGCAGATGTGATTGCGGTAGATCAGTTGAAGTAAATCCGGTGCTTTTTGAAAATGGGACAATAAAGAGTTGTGGAAAAGCAGATTGTATTCATCATAAGTCCCTTATTAGTACACATGGATTATCAAAAGATAGGATATACAGAATTTGGAGCGGAATGAAAGAGCGGTGTTATAACCACAAAAACCATGCGTGGAAAACATACGGTGGGCGAGGAATAGACATTTGTGATGAATGGAGAGAGGATGTGTTTGCGTTTAGGGATTGGGCTCTGTCGCATGGGTATGCCGATAATTTATCAATAGACCGAATTGATAACGACAAAGGGTACTCACCAGATAATTGTAGGTGGGCTGATGCAAAGGCGCAAGCAAACAATCAACATCCGAAATATACATTTACCGCAAGACCAACCAAAAAGCGGAGCAGGAAACGGAAACTGGAATGGGAGATTAATGGAGAAACGAAGTCGGCCATTGATTGGTGCGAGCAATACGGATTGAGCTTTTCTTTTGTATCTTACCGCATTAAGAAAATGGGCATGACACCATACGAGGCATTAACCACGCCGAAAGTTACCGCTGGTAGGCCAAAAACGACAATATCCTAAAAAATAAAAAAAGACGGCTCCATCACAGTGGAGGCCGCCTGTAAGCAGATTGGGATTAGTAAGATCCAGTGGTATGTGCTGGAAAGGAGAGCTTTCTAAAATCCCGTGAAAAAAAGGCGCATTGAAAAATCGCCGCACAAAACAAAAAGAGGGTGGTTTTGGTGAGTAAGATGAAAGACCTCATCGGCCAAAGGTTTGGGGAACTGACAGTAATAGAACCCGCTGGGCGCTCGCCCAAAGGCGCCATGCTTTGGCGGTGCATATGTCGCAGATGCGGAAATGAGTGCGTCGTGGAGGGCCAACGGTTAACCGATAAAAAATCGCCAAAGAAAGACTGTGGATGCAAGAAGCGTGAGAAAACAGCAGATCTTACCGGAAAAATCTATGGTGCGCTGACTGTATTAAAGCGAACCGGAATTGACAAGCACAGGAACGCGCTGTATCTGTGCAAGTGTTCCATGTGCGGATCTGAAAAAGAGTTCCCCGCGCAGACGATAAGGAATAAGCCAAAAGGATGCGGCTGCCAGCAATACAAAAGCGAGGAAATGAAGAAATACTCTGATCTTGCTGTTAAGGCCAAGTTCGTAGAAACGGGCGGAACAAAACGTGCGGATATTGCGGCGGTGAAGTCAGATAAGGCGATGATAAGAAGCAAAACCGGTGTGCGTGGCGTTATGTTGGAAAAGAATGGCAAGACATACAGAGTAGCCGTTCAGGTTTCTGGAGAACGCTGGGTAAAAACGGGTTTTCTGTCTATTGAAAGTGCAAAGTCCGCGTATGATTCGAAAAAGAGGGAGTTGTTAGAAAAGTATGGGCTGGATCAAAATAATGCCTGAAGCGATGCTGTGTTGCATGATGGGTGATTATGAGAAATTGTGTGAATTGTGAATACAATGAAATAGAGTGGCACGACAGGATTGAGTGGCCTGATGGGATGGAGTCTCCTGCTGGATGGTCACTAAGGTGCAAAAGAACAAAAATGAGCCGTTTCTTTTTGGGGAATATGCCGGAGGAGTTTTCGCTTCCGATTGATAAGAATTGCAGATACTATGATGGGGCAATATTGAATGGACTGGATCAAATGCACTGATAGGATGCCACCAGATATGGAGCCAGTGATGGTGACGGTAAGATGGGCGGGTA